CCCGACATATAGCAAAGTAGATGGTAGTATGCAATTCTTAGTCCCAGTGGCGACATTTGGAAGGGAAATGTTACCGTTCAAAGCAGCACCTGATAATCCTTTATCACGGTACCACATTGAATTGATACTAGCATTCATACCCCACAACACTGTGCCTTTGGCATCAGTGTCACTCATATCACCCCTAAAGATGATGGAAGGCTTGGTCAACGCGTAATCAAACGCCATCTGATCGTCATCAGTACAACCCAATGCTGAATTAACAGCAAGCTGGTTCGTCTGAAACGGTGATGTTGTCCAGCCCTGGAAAGGAACGTCAATGTGGCTATCCCCAGCATACGTCAAACGATTCATACGGTCAGGTTTGTTTTCGTCCTTCGGTTTGCTATAACCAAAGGCTGAAGCAACCTTTGCCGCAGATCGCAAAAACCACGCTGTAGTTCCGCCAACAACTGACAAGGACGGCACCATGGAAACAGCATTAGCTATTGACGCGGCACCACCCAGGGTTTTGCTTATCAGGCCACCCTTCTTCATTTCTGCAACAGCGGCACTAACGCCACTGGCATGTCCTATCGTCTTGCCAGACTGCAAAGTTGCAGCAGACAAAGCATAAGGAGCAGCGCCAATGACTTCAATGTCGTGAAGAGACAAGTACAATGAATATTCTGGTGCGTTCTGCCCAACAACTATGCGAGGATTTGTTTGCCTCAGCACAGATATTGCGCCATAATTCATCACAAAATCATTGTTCAAGTCAACGGGAAAATACTCCTTGTAACTAATATAAGGCACCTCAAGGGAAACCAAAGTCTTCTCTGAAATGTCCAAAGTAACATGGGGTACATTCCTTGCATAAGGCAAGAAGAATGGTCTGTAAGCAGCACCCTGAGATTCTGTGTCAACTCCATACTGCCAAGCTAGGGTGAGAATACCCTGATGAAACGGTGTGGCTGCCACAACTAAGGTAAACTTAAGTGTGGCTCGAAACCCCACAGCTCCTTTCAACCTGTCAAAATTGACAGCTGCCATAGAATTGCGCAATGCTGACGACGTTGGGTAATTAAGATATGTTAATATCCCAACACCTGACGTGACATCACCATTTAGCAATAATCTAGGCCTCGCTAAATAATCCTTGACAGATTGAACATCTGCTACATCCAACACGGAATAATGATTCAATGTTGTGGCAGCTATCTCAGCACATGTGCCAGCCTCATCAACAAAAGTGGCTAATCCTATCTGCTCAGGCTCGCTATTTATAGTCAAGCCTGCAATATCTGAACAATCAACTTCATCAACTAAATCTGTTTTTGTATTTTGTTGTAAACTTTCAGGAAGCCATATATACATATGTGAGGCGGCTCAAGCACTCACACAGAAAACACTTTCTCTCTCTTTATGACTGAGTAGTTGTCATATCCCATTTGGGTGACCCGTAGCTGAGTGCTTTAATTATGTACACAGGGTCATTTTTAAAACCAGACGTCAAATCTGGTCTTCAAGTGGTGCCTACAGGCCTCCCGACTCCGATGTGCAACTGGCACACCCTTGTCGTCGGCCCATTTAAGCAGGATCGGCGCCCACCTCTCCCACATATGTGGGGGATGTATGGACAACTCATACAGGGTGTTGCTCAGACGTTCCTGGACATCACCCATGGGATCTCTCACATTCTTAAACCAATAGCCCTCTTGCAAAAAGCTTTTGGGATCAAGTGGTGCCACCCACTCCACAAAAGGGGTCCTCAATATCACACTGGAAGAGACCTCATCCTCAGCGAAACTACGCTTCAGAAAGGTCACTTCCTTGATGTTGGACCACTTCACCAACTCTCCACCCTTGTTGCCTGGTGTATAATCCAGATTGAACAACTCTTTCATCTTTTGCGCAACAGTCACTTGGTTAAAGACATCGCGAACCGTGTCGTCAACAGACGAAATGTTGTCGTCACCAAAGGTGCAGACAAAGCAGTGGTCCCACATATCAAACGAAGACGTTAGGGACACATAACAACCTCCCAAAGTGATCAGGGAGTACATCGAATTAACGATGGTGGTGAGTGGGTGGCCACTCGGCAAAGACTTGTTCCACTGAACAACCGTATCAAGCTTGTTAGACAAACCACTGATATGGCGCGAATGGACCAAATCAAGCCAGAGAATGTTTCTCACTCTCTCATCCTCTTCTTTCCAAACTCTGCTTCTCCTATACCAACGATTGATGTAGGACAGAATCGCCTCATGTATCCAAGGTTGTTCACTCGCGTCAAAGCGGGAGAAATCTCCATCAAAGACGGCGTCACCCTTGGACAACAAATTTGTCGCCAAGACACCCCATTCTGTATAATGGTTTATGCCTGGTGCCATACCATTGTTGGTGTGTGTTGCAAACGTGGCAGCCATAAAGGCACCAAAATACATACGCAGAGCAACTGTGTAATCCATCTCAGCTCCGCTAATAGCCCTTGTCTTCACGTTCTTGACCTTTTCCAAAGGCCTTAACTCATCCTTTAGGAAATCAACGCATAAATGCATCAGCCTCCTATCTTGTTTAGCCTCATGAATCATAGTCATGACATCCTGATAAAGGACATCCAGCCCTGGATTGGCATATTGTTCCCGAGTTTCTCCGCCAAGGGTACTCTCAGAAACACGTGTAAAATCGATATCTCCCTCAAAGCCTAGAGCAAAGGTCTTCCCTGGCTTAGTAGCAGTGACATAGTCACGATACTTAAAGCCAGGGCTGGTACGCCTATTCAAAGCCTTAAGCTTCAAATTCTCTGATGGCTGCAACGCCTCTTCAAAGGATAACACCTCAGCCATATGGCCATTAGTGCGCTCCCAATGTCGAGACATTGACATGTCCACCACAGAATTGAGAATCTCAGGATCCATGTAGGTCTGATCCGACTGATATGCCTGTATGGCAATAACAGAGGGATACACAACCTCATCATCAAGCATCACCGGCCTTAAAATGGCCCTATCTGTAAAGGGCTCACCCAGGACTTGCTCAGCCTGCATTATGCTCGGCTGCAACTTTGACACTGTCGCCTGACTGACAGGTTTGATGACCTTCCCAATCACATACATGGAGCCTTGAGCGAGCCCACTCTGATAAGCAGCCTCTTCCTCTTCACCAGTAGCCTCACGGACTTCGTTGCTTCCAAACAAATCTGTGTAGGTCTTGAGGCGCATTACTAATCCGGTAACAACCTCACGCGTGACAATGGTTCCAAATCCCTCACGGACTGAAGCAAAGGTGCGACCTGCTGAATGGAAACCATAAATGCAGGCACCCCCATCTTCAATACCGACAACGGGAGCTCCACAATCACCATCACGGGTGGGGGCCTGATACTTAACCAAACCTGTGAGGACATTTCCCCGTTCCGTTCTCAACGGCAACGAGTAACTCTCACAGGTCATACTGGATATAGTATCCCTCTGTTTGATAACCTTACCATCCTTGAGGCCCCACGAAAACACATGCAGGGCTACTTGGTTGTTGGTCCCACGTAGTCTCTTGGATATCACAGATTGTTCCAAAAACAGGTGGGTGATATTAGCAACAGACTTTAACGCTGCTCGCCCAAAGGCTACAGCTGCCAAGTCAAACTCATCAACTTGGACCATCCTAAGCTTAAGGAAGTCCTGCGCTGTCATAGAAACAACCCAGTCAGAAGTTGGACGTGCATGGTAGAACATCAAGCACCAATCAGCATAATTCTCCTTAATATCAAGGAGAAAGTGCTTTGGAAATATAAAAACGTCCTCACAAACTCCAATGATCTGTCCCAAGGCAGCTGTTGCGCCATCCTTGTGTGCTACGAGCTTAAAGGTGTTGTTATACACCTTATCCCGCACGCCCTCCTGTGGAGGTGTTCCAACCTGGAGTTTTGCAACTGAGGTCAAATGGCCAATAGTAGCAAAGTTATGTTTATGTGTGGCCTTGGTCTTAACGCCATTCCCCACATTACTTTGCTCCCTAGCTGGTTCTTCAGCTGTTGTAAACAAAGCTGACACAAACCCAGCTACCGCTGAAGCTGCCGTGACAATGAATTTCACGCCAAGAGCCACAATTGCAGCTACACCGACCATCTTAAAGATGGTTCTCCAGCCCATGGATGTGTCAACATCCCCCAGAACTGCGCGATATATGGCCTTACACGCTTCAAACACGCTGTCACGCATGTAATGAAG